CCACTGAAGCCAGACGATGCGTTTAGCGATGTTAAGAGAACTGCGATTAATGACCGTTATAATAACACTATTAGATCACGTACAAACAACAGGAATGTTCCGATAATTGTTATCATGCAAAGACTACACGAGGATGATTTAAGTGGTTACTTATTAGATGGCGGAAGTGGAGAAGATTGGACGCATCTTTGTATGCCTGCTTTAGATGAAAACAATACACCACTTTGGAATGATAAGCACACATTTAAAGAACTTGAACAAATAAGAAAAGCAAACGCCTACACATTTGCTGGTCAATATATGCAGATGCCTGCACCAGATGAGGGAGGGGAATGGAAAAAGGACTGGTTTGAAATATTAGATAAATCTGCGATACCTTTAAACACTTTAAAGTGGGAGTTAATAATTGATGGTGCGTACACGAAAAATACAGCCAATGACCCAACAGGCTATCAGGTTGGCGCGAAATACAATAACGATTATATCATACTATCTTCCGTTGATAAGTATCTTGAGTTACCAGAACTATTAAAGGACATACCAAACTTCATATCCTCTTTATGTGTTAATGTCAGTTTAATATTAATTGAGCCAAAGGCAAGTGGTAAGAGTTTATCCCAAATGCTAAAGAGTAGTACTGGATATCCAGTATCTGAAATTAAATCTAACTTTGTGAACAGTTCTAAAATAGAGAACGCTCGGGCATCTTCTAACTTTATAGAGGGCGGACGTGTTAAGCTAATAAAAGGATTGTGGAACGAGCAATTTTTAAACCAAGTAGGTACATTCCCGAATGCTAAACACGATGAACATATAGATTTGACCTGTTACGGTATAGAGCGACATTTAATAAACGTTTCTAAAATTGAAGTCAGATAACAAAAACAAATTAAAATAGTTTTAAAAGTATGAAGATACAAATACCAGAAGATATAAGCGATATTACTTTAAACCAATATCAAAGATATACTAAACTTATGGAGCGAACAGATTTAGACGCTTACAATCTAAATAAGCGTATTATTGAGATATTCTGTGGGATTCCATTTAATGATATTGACAATATAGATTCAAAAGATTATGCTGAAATAATATCAAGTATCGAAATAGCTGTAAACAAAGATAGTGCGTTTGTTAATAGATTTGAGATTGATGGATTTGATTTTGGTTTTATACCAAACCTTGACGATATGTCGGCTAAAGAATTAATGGACTTATCAAGTCACGGGATGGAAGTCGAGAACTTACATAAAGTTATGGCGGTTTTATTCAGACCAATTAAGGGGACTGATAAATTTAACAACTATACTATTCACTCATACGATGGAACAAAGGAGTTTGCCGATTTTATGAAGAAAACACCTATGAACGTGGTTAATGGCGCGTTGATTTTTTTTTCGAGTTTAGCAAAGGAATTACAGAAGCATATCCAGAAGTTTACGGAAATGGAACTAGTGAAGGAGAATCAGCAAACGAGTACTTTAAGAAGTGGAATTGGACAGCAACAGTCGATGAATTAGCGAAAAGAAAAAGGTGGCGATATGATTATTTTTTAGATATGAATGTGCATGAGTTTCATATGACTTTAGCTCATAAGATAGACAGAGATAATTTAGAATCAAAATTGAGAAAAGGTAAAAATGTAACGGAATTATAATGAATCAATACACGCAAATATTATATTATATTAAGCAACTAGCTGAATCTGACATTTTAATTAACACAGTTACACAGGGGGAGTTTGATAGATTAGACTTAAACAAGGGTAATCTTTTCCCATTAGTACATATCGCTATTACATCAGGCGGATTTACAAACGGTCAAACCGTTAAATTCACTATTGAAATAGCTGCATTGGCGGTTAGAGATAAAGTCAATGAGACAGTTACAGATAAATTCTGGTTACAAGACAACGAAGTCGATAACATGAATGAGATGCTTGCTGTTTTAAATAGAATGTGGACTATTATGTATCGAGATTTTGAAAGCAATGACATAACAGCTAGTGAGAATCCAAGTTTAACACCTTTATTTGAGAGCAAAAAGAACTTATTGGATGGGTGGTTGTTAACTTTTGATATTGAATTACCAAATACAACATTATACTTATGTTAATAGGTAACAGTTTGAAGGCTTTTGGTGAGTATGTAGTAAAACAATCACGCACAAACTTAACTAAAAAGGATAAGAATGTAAGCAAAGAACTATACAATAGCATTAAATATGACTATAAGGTAAGTAAGAACAGTTTTGAGCTAACGATTTCCATGGCGGATCATGGAAAGTTTATTGATAAGGGTGTTAAAGGTTCGGAGAGCGCACAAAAAGCACCATCGAGTCCGTTTAGTTATAAAAAAGGCATAAATAATAAACCAAGTTCAAAGCATTTTGATAAGTGGATAGTTAAAAGAGGATTTTCTCCAAGGAATAGCAAAGGTCAGTTTACCACACGGAAGGGAATAGCGATAGCGATATCTTATAAAGTTTGGAGGGAAGGTATTAAGACCACAAACTTTTTTACAACGCCATTTGAAGCAGCATTTAAAAGATTGCCAGATGAGTTAATAGAAGCATATGGGCTGGATGTCGATAATTTAATTAAAAGTAGTTTATTATGATAAAATCAAGATCGCCATATTATATAAATACACCATTTGTCAGCCCTGTTTTGGAATATACGTGTGCAAAGTACAAATTGGAAATCTACGTATGGACTGGATTAATTAATGAACCCCCTTCAGAACCAAACTATTCTATAACTAAAAACAATCCAACAGCTTCAACTGGAACGGATAAGATAAACATAGGCAGATTAATAAAAGATTTTATTACTTTCTCCCCGATAGATAGCGATGGAACTGATTTAGTAGATAGCGACAATAATGTTTGGATCAATAGAAGGATTTATTATGCTGAAAATTTATCAGATAACTTTTCTGTAATACCAGAAAATCAAAGTACAAATTTAGCCGTATTAGGATACGCTTATGGCTTGGACGGAGAGAATGCAGCCACTCCATCGAACAAAGTGTTAATGAGGATAGGAGATTATACTATGCAAACAAACGGTAAGTTTATTGTGCCTATTGAATTAGATAAAACAGAGCCACCAGCGCCAAGTTTAGTGATAACAAACGTTAATGATTTGACCGAGGGTAGTTATGAAATAGAGTTTACGGCTGTTGGCGAGTATCTTACTTTGTATGCTGTTATGGAGGGCGGGGGATTTGCTCCTTTTGAATCTGAATTAGGTGGAGTTACATCGCCTCAAACAGTTACAATTGATTTTACTGATGACTTTACTATTAATATAATCGGGTACGAAAATTATACAAGTACCGATGTAGAATCTAACACTTATACAGTAGTCATATGAGCATAACAGCAACAGGTTATCCGAGCGAAACAGTATTTACATTTGCAACACCAGACAGTTATGATAGTTCTGAACTTGTTAAGTATCTAGTAGTCGATGCTACTGATTTTGACGGTGACGAATACATAGAAATAGAATATAACGGCGCGTTAATTACTGTATATATAGAATCTGAATGTAGATATACGCCTGTTGAAATTCATTTTATTAACAAAGAGGGCGCTCAACAAGTCATAACATTTTTCAAGGCTCGAAAGGATGATTTAAAAATAGATTCAGAAACATTTGAAAGCGATAAAGGTCAGCCGAATTTGGGAAACCATCAATTTGTAGATTACAATGTTAATGGAAGAACCAAATTTAGTGTTAATAGTGGTTTTATCGATGAGAGTATGAATGATACCTTTAAACAGTTGCTATTAAGTGAATCGGCATGGAGTTATGAGAGTAGTGCATTCGTTCCTGTTAATATTAAAAGCAGTTCTTTAAAGTACCAGACCCGTCAAAATGATAGGCTCATAAATTACGAGATAGATTTTGATTATAGTTATAAAGAAGTTAATAATGTTTAGATTTATTTACAGGTAGATATACGAAAATGTAACAACACTACAATTTTATAGTTTTAAAAGTAACGATAATTATATGAAAACGTATCAAGCTGTGTTTAATGAGTTGACAACTAAAGGAGTATTTGGCATCTCTTTAGTTGATAGTCCAGCAATGGAATCAAAATTTATAGCTTTAAGAAAGCACCAAGAAATCAAATTAAAAGAGATTGATAAAGAGAAGCGTATATTAATGGGTTTGGTTTTAGAGCCTAATAAAGATGTTTATAGGAATCAAGGGGGCGAGGAATTTAATATAAGATTTGACGAAGAAACAATAAAGAATTTATCGTATCATTTCTTTAAATCTGGGAGTCAAAAGAATAGTACTATTGAACATACCGACAAAATAGAAGGAGTAACATTTGTTGAGAGTTGGTTAGTGGAAAATACTAAAACAGATAAAAGCGCACTATACGGATTTAGTTATCCAGTTGGCACATGGGTTGCAACTATGAAAGTAGACGACGACGACGTTTGGAACAACTACGTAAAGACTGGCAAAGTTAAAGGATTTAGCATTGATGCTATGTTGGAGTTAAAAGAAGTTAATTTAAAATCAAATATAAATATGGCGAGTGAAATTTTAAAAGGAATAGAGCAACTAAAGATTGCTTTAGGACTAAAGGAGAAACCTTTAGATGTCAAATTAGGCAAAGTAAAAGCCCTAAACGAAGATATCGAATTTGAGTATGAAGGTGAAGAGTTGACAACAGGAATTGCAATATGGGCTAACGATGATGATGGCAATCGTGTACCTTTACCTGTTGGTGAGTACCCAGTTGAAGGTGATATGATTGTAATTGTTACCGAAGAGGGAATGATTTCAGAAGTTAAACCAGCCGAGGTAAAAGAAGAAGCAGTAGATGCACCAATGAGCGATACAGCTCCAGCGGTTGAATCCGATTTAGAGAAAGCAATCAAAAGTATTTTGGTTAAATACGAAGCGCAAGAGAAATCAATAGATGCTTTGAAATTAGAGTTTTCTAAAAAAGATGAATTAATTAAAGGATTACAAAAAGAAGTTGTGGAATTGTATAGCCAACCAGCTGCGAAACCAGTGAGACAAATAGAGCAAGTAGAATTAAATAAACAAGGTAGAATTTTAAGTAAATTAAGAAAATAAACATGGCAACAACGGTAACAGTAAACAGTAACTATGCAGGCAAAGTCGCAGGCGAGATTATCGGGGCATCTTTTAAAGAGGCTGACACTTTGAGGTTAGGACTTTTAACGGTAGCACCGAATGTGAATTATAAATTTAATCTTCGGAAGATTCAATATACGGATGGAATGGTAGACTATACTTGTGGATTCACACC